CAGGCGGAACAGACTCACGCCGTAAACACAGTAAACGACCACCTTTATGCGCCGACCTAGCCGACGCGTACGCCGAATCGATCGCCAGCGGCAGTGCCGTCGCCAACTTGCGGATCGTTGACTCTTGCAAGCGCTACCTAGCGGAGCGCAAGTCTCCGGCGGCGCACGATGTGTGGTGGGATGAGCCACGCGCCGAGGAGGCTCGGGCGTTCGCACGCAAGTGCGGGCAAGGCGTCGAGGAAGGCGCAGGCACTCCGCTTGAGTGGATGCCGTGGCAATGCCTGGTAGCGATGATCCTCCTCGCCAGGCGGCGGGTAATCGCCAAGGTGAAGACCGACACGCCCGCGACGAAGGCGCTGCTGTTGGTGGTGGCCCGTGGCAACGGCAAGACCGAGTTCGCGGCATCGATGATTATGGCGGCCATGCGCAACGGATCGCAAGCGCTTGAGTTCTCATCGGTAGCGCCCGACGGCCGTTTAGCACAGAAGACTTTCGAGCGTATGGCGACCATGTGCCGCACGCTGGCGCTTGATGACAGCGACAAAGACGAGCAGGGATGGCGATCCTCGGGCGGCTCGACGCCGGCGCACCCAGGCAAAGTAGTGCACGGTGGAAACCGCTACATCTCTTTGCCATGCACAGATCGCGCCCTTGACGGTTTGACAAGTCGACTCACGATTGCGGACGAATGCAGTCGCATGGACAAGGCGTTTGGGCGCTTGCTCACTGGTCTCGCCAAGTTTGCCACGTCGCAACTGTTGGCAATTACAACGCCGGATCCGGAACAGCGAACGCGCCCGATTTGGGGCTACTGGCAGGCGTGTGAGGCTGCAATTGCTGACGGAACGCCCTATCCAGCAGGGTGGTGGCCCATGATTTACGGCTTAGATACCGAGGATTCGGCGTCAGACCCTGCTGTTTGGGCGAAAGCGCACCCTGGTTTAGGCACGATTGTTGACCCGACGCAGTTGCAATTGGCGGCGCAAACGATGTTAAATACGGGCGATCCGGTGCAGATTGCCGAGTTTGAAACGCAGTTGGCGTGCAGATATCACACGATTGCTACGTCCGATGTCGATACTGCGATCCTTGAGCGCCAATTTGAAGAGGTTGATTGGACGCGATTGCGCGGACAGCCGGCGGTGATTGCAATTGACCTGAGCCGAGGTGGCTACGGCCCGCAGCTCGACCTCACCGCCATGACCTTGATGGTGGTCGATGGAAAGATGATCCGCGGCCGCAACGTGTGCTGGTGGGCGGGCGTTGACATTGCACTCGACGAGAAGAAGTGCAAGAACCCATTGCAGCAGTGGATTCAAGCAGGGCACTTGCGGCGTATGCCTGGTGAATGGCAAGACATGAGCGTGGTCGAGGCAGAGTTAGAGAACATGATCGCCACGTATGACGTCCGCAAGATTGGAGTAGACCCACATCCGGCGCAAGCACGTGACATCAAGCGATGGATTGACCGTGGATGGCCCATCGTCACGGTAGACCAGTCGATCCGCACGATGGCACCGGCTTGGAAATGCTGGGCAGACCTCCTGAAAAGTAGGCAATTAACCTACAACAACGACCCCGTTTTGGTGTCTGGACTCAACCAAATCACCTTGATTTCAGACAATGTTGGCAACATCCGGCCGGTAAAGGGACGCGGCGGCAAGGGCAACATGGATGTCATCGTTTCCGGCAACATGGCAGCGCTGCTGATGGAGCATCACCAGGTGCGCGAGGCAACCGGACTAAGCACAAGCAGTTGTCCGATCGGTTAAGGTGACAAGTCAAAAATAATCGCTTGACACACTCAGGCACATTTGTTCCATGCGTGAGTGAGCATCTTCGCCAGGTTCATGGGATTCAGAAGCGCCACGGTCGTCTACGCACGGCCGGAGCCGCTAGCCGCACCGGCTATATCGTCCCTCCCTGCGGTCGTTCGAGCAATTCAATTGATATCGGCAGACCTTGCACGGCTACCGTTCCACGTCGTTGATAGCGACGGTCAATTGGTTGACTCGCCGATTACACAACTGATGAGCCGCGACGCATCGCGCTGGCAATCAGGTTACGAGTTCCGACGCTACATCACCGCGTGTGCCCTTGAATCCGGCAACGGTGTAGCGCTGATTCGGCGCGATAGTTCTGGGGCTGTTGCGGAACTGCAACCGATGCCTACCAACGCCATCAGTTCAGAAATGACTGAAGACGGTGTGGTCTACAAACTTGCCGGTACTACGTTGTCATCTGACCAGGTGCTTCACCTTGGTTGCTACCCCGACCCACTGCGGCCGGATTGGTTCATTGGGCCACTAGACGCTGCCCGGGCGGCGTTCAATCTAGCCGCAGACCAGGACGCAGCGCACTCGGCGCTCATCAAAAGTGGCGGGAAGATCAGCATTAGCCACCCGGGCGCGATGTCCGATCAGACGGTGCAAGCCATCCGCGACGCCTGGCAGACGATGCACTCGACGCCTGAAGGTGCGTCGCGCCCGTTGATCTTGCGCGAGGGCATGAAGGCCGAGAAGATCAGCGAAAGCACCAGCAATGTGCTTGAGTCGCGCCGGTTCTCCATTCAGGAAGTGGCGCGCGCCTTTGGAATTCCTCCTGAAATGCTCTACCAGCAGGGCGGCGGGGCGCTGTCCTCACAATCAGAAACTGCACGCGCCTACGTTGACGGCGCACTCGCCCAATGGGTGACAGCGTGGGAGTCGGAGATCACGCGAAAACTCTGCGGGCCCGGCGAACACGCAAGGCTTGATACCGACGTCCTGCTCCGCGGCAATATGCGCGATGCCGGCATGGCGCTGTCAAAACTTGTCCTCGCCGGGATCCTCTCACCGAACGACGGTCGGAAGCGCATGGGTTTGCCACCGATCGAAGGCGAACAGTTCGAGATTCCAAGTGTGTCGATGCCAGGCGGCATGAGCGCCACGCAAGGCGACAACGCGGCCGGAAACATTGATGGAGGTGAAGACATTGCTTGAGATTCGCACAGCCAAACTAGCCATGACGGGCGACAAGATCGGCGGCTACGCCTCGGTCTATGACGCTCCGAGTCACCCGTTGACGATTCGCGGCATTAATGGCGGCAAGCCATTTACCGAACGTGTGGCCCGCGGCGCGTTTGATTCGTCACTCAGTAGCAACATCTCGCTCCTTGTCGGTCACGACACGCGCGACTTGCTTGCAAACACGAAGAGCGGACTGCTGCAACTGCGCAGCGATCAACACGGCCTCGCCTTTGAGGTGACGCTCCCAGACACCCAACGCGCCAAGGACGTCCGCCAGTTGGTGGACGCTGGCGTCTTGTCTGAGATGTCTTTCGGTTTCCAAGTCATCGCCGACTCGTGGAGCGGCAACACTCGCACACTCTCGCAGGTTGCGCTGCGAGAAGTTTCCATCGTAGAAAACGGCGCCTATCCGCAGACGAGCGCCGAAGCACGACATCTTTCCTCGGGCTTAGCCCGTCTTCGTCTGCGTCTAAGGATGCCGCTATGAAACTGTCCGAAATGTTTGAGACCCGTAAGGCGCTCGTTGCAGAGCGCGATTCCATTCTCGCACAAGACTCTATGACCGTCGAGGTTGAAGCCCGCGGCCACGAAGTCGCTAACGAACTTGGCAAGCTCGATGCAGAGATCCGCGCAGCGCAAGTGCGCGAGCGTTTCGCTTCATCGTCTGCGATTGAGAACCTCGGCAAGAAGACCGAAGAACGCTCGATGGACATTCGCGCTTCCAAGAAGTACGAGGAGCAGTTTGTTAACTACCTCCGCACCGGCCAGATGCCCGAGCAGCGCGAACTGATCTCAACCGCGTCAAGTTCGATCCTGATTCCTAAGGTCTACCAAGACGCTGTTCTCAAGTACCTCGATGCCAACAGCATCATGCGTAACATCGCAGACCTCCGCACTGGCGTTCAGGGTTACCAAACCTTGCGCTTCAGCACGCTGAAGACTGCGGACTACACCTCTGCTTGGACGCAAGACGACACCGGCACGGTTGCAACAACTGCTGCTGACCCGCTATTCAAGGAAGTGCCTCTTGCACCGATCCCATGCTTGCCGAAGACCGAAGTGAGTCAGCAACTGATTCTGCAATCGGACGCCGGATTTAACGTGGAAATGGAAGTCACCGAGCATCTCCAGCGCCAGCTGCTCAAGAATTTGGAGTGGGGCTACGTGGCTGGTTCCGGAACCAATGCACCGACGGGCATCTTTACCGTCAAAGCATCGACCGGCGTCACCACCGATATCAACATCACCACAGCGACAAGCACCGGCACAACTCGCGCCCTTGCAATTACTGCCGGTGCAACCGTTGCGAAGTTGTCTGAAATGCGCTACACGAAGTTGCCAGCAGCGTATTGGGGATCTTCTTCTTGGATCCTGCCGCAGGACACGTATGCAGCGATCGCCGGTCTGCTCGTAAACGGCGTTCCAATCTTTGTGCCAAGCGCAGACGCCGCGCTTGTTGGTGCTGCTCCGTTCACGCTGATGGGTCTCCCGGTCTACATCACCGAGTACCTCCCAGCGCACGTTTCATCCGCAGCCGGTAAGAACTGCATCGCAGTCTTGGGCAACATCTCCGAGTCATTCGCCATCCGCGAGTGGGGCCCGGGAATGTCCATCACCCGCGACGAGTTCTCGCTGTCCGGCACTGCGCGTATTCGTTACCAAGGCATGCAGTTTGCCAACTCCAACTTCACCCGCGTCAATGCGCTGGTGCAGTTGCAAGTGACGAACGCCTGATTCTGATCCTCTCATCCTTTGGGTGGGTGGGGCTTCGGCCCCACCCCCCCTCAGCGAGGAACAATGGCTTTAGACATTGCAAAGTTCCGCAGTTGGGCCCGCATTCCTCACACGGAGGATGACCCGGCTATTGGCATTGCCTGGTCTGCTGCCGTACGCGAACTGGAAGAGCGAACCGGGTGGTGCGTGGAGTCGGTCACCAGGACGCAGTGGGTGCCCGCAGCGCCCGTGACGATCTACGGCGGTCTGTACCTCCGTTTGGAGCGCCAAGGCGACCTGGCGGGCACTACGGCCGTCTACAACGATAGCGCGACGGTGCCGCTTACCGGCACGTGCGCAAAGATCATGATCAACGGTCTGGTCTATGTCGATATGGACATCGATGCACTGACCTACCCAGTGACCCTGACCGTAACAGCAGGTAACGCAGCGCTAAACCCACTGCTCGAGATGGCGCTCCTGCAACGCGTCGCGCACCACGTGGCAAGCCGCGGCGATGACACGGTTGCCCTGGACTCGACCTACTGGGATCGGATTACCGGCATGATGGGCAAGGGGATTGGGTAATGGCGGGCCATGTCCCATCCGGGATGATGCGCCTCGTTATGACGGCGCAGAATCCAGTAGCCACGCTTGACGCGTTTGGCCAGGCTTCGGAGTCTTGGCTTTCGTTCGCGACCATTCCGGTGCACATTGAGAACGCCAACACAGAAGAAGGAATAGGCGATGGCGGCGTTGAGGTGCGCACTGATTGGCGCATCCTTGCTGCTTTCCACCCGTCGGTGACCACCCGCTCCAGGCTCTTGCTAGTGGACAACGGCGTCACGCGCACGTTTTTCATCAAGGGCTGCTGGGACAGGGATCAGAAGCGCCGGCGCCTAGAGATCAACGCGGTGGAGGTAACGGTATGAGGTTTCACGATCGATACATGGGCCCGACTCGTCGCGGCAGCAGCGGTTCTGTAACGACCGGAAGTTCTGTGCGCATCACGATCGATACCGATGAAGTGACCAAGACATTGGCGCGGCTTTCTCCCATGCTGAACGAAGCAGTGCGCAAAAAGGCAATCCGTAAAGGCTTTAAGCCGTTTGTAGCAAACCTAAGAGCGGTGCTGGTGAATGCGCCCTACGTGCGCAGCGGCAAGAACACGCATCGCAAGGCAATCGGATCCGCTACTCGCGTCAGTTCGCCCAAGCGAATGGGCCCTGCCGGCGCACCGATCCGCGCCGAGCTCGGGGTTCAACTTGGCAAAAAGGGCGGCGCACGCGCACGCGGCCGGCAGTTCGTGTTTCCTTGGACGGAGAACGGATTCGTGCACAAGCACTCCGGACGCATGATCCCAGGCAACCACTACGGCGAGATGTGGGGCAAGGCGAACGTAGCGAGGATCATGCAAGCGATCAGTTCCGAGATTCTCATTGAGGCTCGCAAGATCCTCGGAATGGGGAATACCAGTGTCCCTAAGTAATATTCAACGCGCTATCCAGTCTGCGCTGCAACTGAAAGCAGATGCGTTCTGTGGTGTTCGCCAGGCGGGCTTTGCAACACCGTGTTACGTTTACGAAATCAGCAGCGCTTCGGTTGATGTGGTGACATCCGGCATTCCGACGTTGTGCCATTGGACGCTGACAGTTCAAATTGAAGCCATTGCAGATACCGTCGATGAATGCCTAAAAGCCGTCGACGATGTCCGCGATGCGTTTTCAGTACCAACTACTAGCACTGCTTACGACTGTGTGCTAGTGCTGTCCGCGTTCAGCGTGACCATGAGCACAGAATCAATCGATGACGGCAAGACCGATGCGGAGCGCATCGGCAATATCCAACTTGAACTACTTGTACAGGAGACAACCTAATGGCAATCACTCCCGGATACGGCGGGGCGCTGACGCTTAACTTCCAATCATCCTCGGCCGCTACATACTTTGCAAAAAATGTGACGTTTAGCCACTCCCGCTCATCCCTCGACTCGACAAGCCTTGCCGACTTCGCAGAAAAGCGAATGCCTGGCCGGATCCAACGCAGCGTCACATTTGACTGCATGGCAGACAGCGGTTTAGACGTAGCGATCCGAGCGCATATGAACCCAACTTCAATAGCAGACGCTCAAAACAGGACTGTGGCATTTAGTTACACCGACAAGGGTTCAATCGCTTACACCATCACCGGCCACATCACCAGCGCCACGCGCACGGATGACGGTTCGGGCCCTGGTATGTGGTCAATGACACTTGAGGAGGCTTGATGCCGTTTGATCTGTCTTCAATCTCACCGAAGCCACGGCGCGTCGATGTGCCTGGTGTTGGCGTCATCATGGTGCGCGAGCCCACGATGGCGGACTACACCCGTGCCGCCGCAGATCCGTACTGGTGGGCGGCTTGTCTGTCCTGCATCGATGGAACACCATTCGTGCACAACCACGGCGAGATGGCAAACGTGCGAGCAGACATTTGCTCGGCGCTGCTTGAGGAGATCAACCGAGAACGTTTTACGACGCCGCCGAAAGGCGGCTCTGGCGAATCGCAGACGGTGAACAGCGCATGAACATGAGCGGACTCATTGCTAAGACGGAACTGACCACCCTTGAGCGGTGCGAATGGCTGCTCACGGCCCTGG